TGGCGACCCGCGCCTGCCATGGCCTGTTTCCAAAACGCGTGCTGATGGAAGTGGTTTTCCAGCTGGCCGCACATTCATCCGTCCGGGCAATTTTTGCTGTTGGTGATGAGGGACACGTTTTCCGCGCACTGCGTTACCGCCTGAGCAAAGGCCGTCATTTCCATGCCAGCTATGACGAATTCTGGGCAAGTCTGGACGGTAAAAAAATATCCTCTTTCTGCTGGCAACTGCCGTTACAGATGGAGCGTAAATCCCTGGAAGATATCGCCAGTAAAAAACGGGCGGAATATCGCCGTCGCTTTGAACTGCTTGACTGCATTGAGGCTGAGGTGAAATCACGCTTTTAAGCGCGCTGAGAGCTTTCTTCAACTCTGCACAAAAATTTAACAAAACCGGCAAAAAGGGCATGCTGTTTTGCCGGGTGATTGATGTCGATTCGGTCGAAGGGTATTTTTATAGGTAAAAAGTGATCCTTGAGGTTACGTCCGGCCAGAACAGACGATCTGTGGGATAAAATTGACCTTCCTCCCAGTTCATTTGCCCCGCTTTTCAATGTGATTTACTCTCCACTCTGCCGCTGTTGCAAAGGTATTTTACAATAACGGACTGAACATTAAGCTTGTTTCTGTTTTGGTTCGTTGATGAAAAATCCTGAAGGGGCTACCGTTGTGCGAAAGCGTGCCCTCTTGCCACGGGGTCTCACCTCCCGAAAGGTAGTACAATCATCGTCACAGAAATGCTGGTGCTATTCATTACTGAAGTGTCTAAACTTTGCTGATATTTCGTTGGGATACGATTATAATTGTATACTGATTTACGAATGCAATTGCTGTCTCCACCCTAATTTTCTTATATTTAGATAACCAACTATGTCCGTTCGGCTTTTACTGGTGTGTTATGCCTCTGATTGAAAACTATGCCTCACCTACGCCGGAAGACCTTGCTCTACTCAAGTCATCGCTCGGTCTTACGGGTACCCAAATGGCAAAGTTTGCCGGGCTTGCAGGAAGCAATCGCTGGCGAAAATACACCGGCGGTGAGTTACCTCGCGTAATGGGGATGTACAAGGTGTTTTTTGGCCGCTCATTTAGTTTTAAATGAAAACGAATTAAATAAAGTGACAGGAAAAATGCGCGATATCGGTGCAAAAGATTAAGGAATTGATGATGATTTATGATTGTTTTTTATATTATGATGAAGATATGTTGTTAGACATCCGTCTACACACACTCTCGGATGTCGTTGACAAATTCGTTATTGTTGAATCAACATATACTTTTACCGGGAAACCAAAGAAACTCAATTTCGACATCGAGAAGTTCACGTGTTTCGCCGATAAAATCATTTATGTTGTAAACGATACGGACCCAACAAAAATTCCGGGTGCAAAATATACCACTGATAATGAAGTTGATCCCTGGGCTGTAGAATCGCACCACCGCAATAGCATTATGCAAGGGCTTGTAAACGCACAGCCTGACGATATCATTCTTGTTTCTGATGTAGACGAAATTTTTGATCCCGCAGTGATCGACAGGATTAACCCACGCCATCTGTGCACGACTATCCATCAAAATTTTTATAATTATCAGTTTAATATGCAAGTATTTAATACTAATGGTACTCCCCGAAAATGCACGTTACCGAGAGCAACAACATATAAAAATTTATTAAATTATTTTGATGGTGAACCTGAATCTTTCAGAAATATAAAGCATGCCCGTAAAAATAAAAATTGGTCGTGGTTTAAATGGAACTTCTTTAAATTAAAGAATAAAACTATCGATAATGGTGGCTGGCATTTCTCCTGGGTAATGTCCCCTGAACGCATTTCTGAGAAGATGGCGACTATTTCTCATCAGGAATACAATACTCCTGATTTCAATAATCCAGAACACATTATGAAAGTACTCAAAAATGCAGAAGATATTTGGGGAAGAGACAGGAAGCTAATCAGGCAGGCGCTAGAAAAACCCGTATTCCCAGCCTATCTCGTTGACAATAAAGATAAGTTTAAAGACTTTATCCTTTAATCACGTCATATCTTTCCAGCAAACATAACGGGGTGTTGTGGTTATATCAACATTGATGCCATGCCCCCTCTCCTTTCCCGGTTGTCCTTAACGTAGTCTTTCCCGGATAAAAGATATAGCTCCGCAACAGTTGACGGTTAATGGCCGCGCATATGTGTGCTACACCTCTCCGTTACCCCAGTTCCTGTAAGCAAATTTGCAAGCGATCTTCCATGATTGCCACTGTCCCGACATACACTCAAGCGGCAAACAGCACTGACTGTCGTCGCATGGACACAATGGGATGCAGGATAAAAGAGTGCGTGATGATCCCTAAATTTGCGTGTAAATGAATTGTGAATGTTAAAAACGGTGTGGTATAACGGGAAATACCGAATATTCAAGTTCGGACAATTTTAGGGTACTTTGGTGGCAGATCGCTGTAAGTGACTGAAATTTAAAATAGATAAAAAGAGACCGAATACGATTCCTGTTTATGCCCGCACTTTATATTTTTGCATGATATCAAGCACATATGCATCATTCAGATTAAAAAACACTCATCTGGTGATGCGTTTTCAGGCCCTAATAATCATATATTTACCTAAAATTTCGGACATGTTCGGACCAGATTCGGACAGTTTTTTCTTTTTCAGTGAGGACACCTAAATATCAAAACTTAGCTCGTAGTTAATACTAAATCTGCTTTAATAACTGTATAAATATATTTTTTCAAAATGCGGTTCATTAAATTAATGTAATAAAAAACGCCCTTTCGGGCGCTTTTAAAATATTGTGAATACATCTCTCAGATCGCACATTATATGTTGGCATGGATGTTTTGCATCGCCTATCACGGCGTTGATGTGTTGGAGTGTTATATACTTTTCATACCACTCTTGTGTAACCACGCCGTCAAGATCATAACGCTTATGAAAACATTCCTTAGCCTCGTCTGAGTTTATAAAATGCTGCTTATGCCCCATCAAACGCATTAGAAAGCCTTCGAGACAAAAGGGCGACGATTGTATTATCTTTATATTACGGTTATTAGCAGCCGCTAATGCATCTTTTGGGATTGGTAAGTCAGAATCAATAAAAACAACTCGCTTGTCAAAACCACCTGCATGATTAATTGCCGCAAGTATTGCTGACTTAGGCCCACCGCCACCTGCATCATCAAGTTTTACACTAAATCCAACATCTCGAGATGAATGAAGCCGCTTAACACACTCAGCTAAACGTTTATCTGTAATACCTTCACACATCAACAGTTTAGTCCGTTCAACACCTCGAATCTTTCGCTTGGGCTTTCTCATAAATCTGGCACCCCACCAAAAGCCCCCGCAAGATATTTTGCTGCGATATTATCGTCAACTCTAGCCTCACTAGATGGGAAATCATCCAGTCGATAACAAACACTTTTATTATATTTTTTCTCAGTTATTAATACCCTATATTTACCTAAATAATTTATTAGTTCTGGTTTATGACATGTAAACACCAATTGAGCATGAAGTGGGTTCGTTTCTTTACTGATAAATAATTCAAGGATAGGTTTAACCATATGAGGATGCAAATCATCCCCCAGCTCATCGATAAAGCAGGCATTACCTTTCTTAAGGCATTTCATTATATTATGCAATCTAATAAAAGCACTCTGAGTACCAGCAGATTCAAAAGCAAATGGCAAGGAAAATTTGGTACCATCTTCTTTTATATGGACTCCATTTAAAAGATAGTATATCTCCTTCTCTCCATTGATATCTACTTTTTCTTCTTTCTCGATAGTTATATCATCTAAACCAAGATCCCATTTCCTCAGAATATTTTTTACATTCTTAAATGCCACAGCATCCTCATATAAATCCTCAGCTGTTGCACCTAAATCTTCATAGTCATAACTATAACGCCCCATTGCATTAACGTTAGTTGTGCTACTCATCGTCTCTGCTATTTCTACTGCTAATGGCACACCAACCCTACGAGCAGCAGAAATAACACTCGTGTTAGAAGGTGTTCTTTTCCCTTCAAGCAGTCCTAATGGGAAAAGCTCAGGCTTTTCAATGTAGTCATAAGAAATTTTCTTTAAAAAACCCTCTATTTCTTTTGGACTAAAGTCTTCAGTTTGTTTATCAAGCTCTAATTTATAATTTTTTTTACTTAATTTTCGCTTGAATACGTATATGTTTTTATTGTTTTCATTTTTAACATATAATTCTTCTTTAATGACAAATTGATCACAAGCAATGATTTCATATGTATATACTTTCCCACTCATGACAAAACATATTTTTATCATACCAGGATTAACAAAAGGACGATTAATATTAAGATAAAGATAATCTGTTACTTTTGCAGGTATAGACCAGAAAAACCAACTTAAGAAAGACATTGGTTTCAGAAGTGTGGTTTTACCAGACCCATTTGCCCCCATTATCGCCGTAATAAGGTTTACTTTATGACCATCAATATCTACCCATAATTCCTTCTTTTTGTCCTTCGCCGTGGTGGTAAGGTCTACAAAGCCCCCCTCCTCCTCGAAACTACCGATGTTCTGGATCTCGTACCACAGTATTGCGTTTCCCATATCCCCTCGATTTAAACAAAAAAATGTACAAAAGTGCTAGATGTGAGTTTATATGAGGTATTAGATATAGCAAGAAAAAAAATCTCCAGGGCATCAGATGACAAATCTTTGAGATCGTCTTTTCTGCCATTATCAAAAAAAGCACATTAAAACAATATGATACAATCATATCTGTTATTGTGTTGGTGTTCTACGATCTGGGTTAACTTGTTAGCCCTGCTGTTGGCTAGTTCATAACAACCAGATTTAACTAACCGCTGCCTATATAGCGTCCGCTCTGGCATATGCTGATGATAGATCAGTGCTCTGCATACACGACATGCGGAGGAATTTAAGGACAGCATGGCTTTGGTGGTCAATTTGACCACCAGAGACGTACAGGGTGAAAATCACGTTTTCTCCCTGCGCGTTGCCCGCCTGATCGCCATGTTTGCCAGAACACCTGTCGCAAAAGAATTCCGTAGGTGAGTATTAGACATCCTCAATAAAGAAGTTATGAAGCAAGCGACTTAGGTGAAGAAGAGAGATGATCGACAAAATTACGCAATAATCACCTACTTCGAAAACAATCTCACCGTGGCCCGCCCCTCTCTTATGCCTGGCGAAGTGGTTATGAACCAAGACTCATGCCTGGAGAAGGTGATACGTTCCGGCTATGTGGTAATGCCATGCAATGAAGCAGAAAAATTCACGCTCGGTGAGATACAGGAAATGATCGTCATAGCACGGCGAGCACGTGAACACTGGCTGCAACCTTAACCACACAGAGCAGCCCGCTATTGCATGTGGTGAGGCTGCTCAGTTAGCATTGAGTTAATCGAAACTGATGGTAGAGCCGGATAATTAGCGCGAAATGGGAGCACAACTAAATTATGGATAATCTCAAACTAAGCATTGTCGTACCTTGCTATAATTCACGTGATTACATAGCTGAATGCCTTTGCTCTATTCTCCCACACTTGTCTAACACTATCGAGCTTATCATTGTAAATGACGGTTCTACAGATGATAGCGCATTAATTATCGAGCATACGGTAAAAAATTATAAGAGCAATAATATTATTATAATTCATCAGGAAAACTCTGGACTTTCCGCAGCAAGAAATAAGGGAATTATGTCAGCCAGTGGTGAGTATATTGCCTTCTTAGACTCCGATGATATGTTCCACTCAGACTTCTGGTGTGAAATATTGCCTGTAATCAACGATCCCACCATTGATATAGTTGAGTTTAACGCCGAGCAATTCGATGGTGAAATAACTAATGTAGTTGAACATATCGATTGCTCCGCTTTCTATGGAAGAACTGACATAACCTCTGTGAAAGAATTAACTCCGGCATTCAAAAGATGCAAATGGTATCCATGGGCAAGAGTTTATAAAATGGCTCTGTTCCATGAATTTGATGTTAGATTCCCCACTGGCCGACTCTATGAAGATATGAGCACAATCCCAGCTATCTATTTACATAGCAAAGTTATTTATGGAATCAATAAGTCATTAATTTGGTATCGTTATCACAAAAAAAGCATAACACAAACTTTCAGGCAAAAAGATTTAGTTGATTTAGTTTATGCAGCCCAATCGCTTTCATTGCTGGCAAAGGATAATTTAGACAGAAGAAAATCCCTATTCCCTACAGCACAAAGAATTTTCAATCTCATTAAATACATGCTGGTAAAAAATAAAGGCGCGAAACTTCCTCTCGCAGAACAGAAAGCCCTACGCTGCGCCTTACTAACTTTTATTTGGGATTTCAGAGCCACCCGTAAAGCTCAGGTGCTTTTTTTGCCTTTGTATCTCAATACCATTGTGCGTTATAGGAAAAAGTAGGTCTACTTCATAGGGTTGGTTTTAACGGCCATTCAGGGTCGTTGGGATCAACTCTGTTCAGCAGAACTCGGTATCTTTTCCAACTGAGTAAATTTTTGCTCTCTTGGTCCGTCGCCATAGACAGATCTACAGCGTCTTGAAGAGGCGCTATGATCCCCGCTGCCTCTGTGATTAACCGTTGCTTTTTTGCCTCGTTTACGGCGGCCACATCGACCTCCACTGGAATTATCTTTTCACCATTGAATCGCCACCCACCTAGGATATCAATACCGGATGGAAAATCTTCGATTGTAACCTCTGCGACAAATGAATTAATTGGATTCAACGAGGAAGCATCACTTGAATAAGAACGAATGATTCCCTTATCGTCATACATTATTTTAATTTTAGTCAGGTCAAATTCCGACTGCACATCATACCAATCATTACCCTCTTTATCGCGTAAGAAAATAACATCCAAGCCAGTTTTTTCCTTGATAATTTCAGCGTCATTCTTTAGCTTTTCATCCGTTGGAATGTACTGCGTGAATTTTCCCGCTATCATTATGCTGCCCCTGTGTTATACCATGTTGTTGAACCATTAAGTTGATACTGCGGGTAACGATAATAAACCGCCGTATAATTTGCATCCTGATATGATCCTGTCACTACCGCACCATTAGGAGCCATTGCCCATCCACTGTTATTGTTGTTAGCCCCGGCTTGTGATCCCAACCGCATAGCTGAAATATAATTACCTTTTGTTTGATAACGCGCATCAGACTCAGCTTTTGTGTACGCCTGCCCTGCAGGGGTATAATTCCCTTTGGGCTGGAAACGTCCGTCACTTTCGACTTTGGTATACGCTCCAGTTTTTGCCATATACCCATTGTCAGATTCTGCTTTAGTATACGCGTCGCCTTTTTTCGCCAACTCAACCACTGCATTGCTGGCTCGGTGGCGCATATAAGGCCTGGTTGCATCGGCGCTCGCAAAGCCTGCGTAGCTTGCACTGTCAGCTAACAGGTAGCGTGCGTCAAAATTTGTCCATGCAGCAGGTGTAAAAGTCCCGTCTGTATTAAATACAGATATTTTTCCTTTGGCATTAACATTAACTTTACCATCGGCAGTAATTTCTACACCGCTACCAGGAGTGTAATTCCACAGCATGCAAGATTCGCTGTTGGCGTTGGCCTTTCCTACATAAAACGATGCAGCCCCATCACTATTGAAACCCATGATATAGCGACGTGTATCGCTACCCGTTGCGCGGAGAGCAATAGAAGGGGTTGCATTGCTTAGAGTAAGTAATCCTGTAAGCGTTCCGCCTGTTATTGGCAACGCTCCTACGTCCCCGGCGGTAGGTTTGTAAAATTCAGTGTAGATTCTCCCCCAGCTACCAAACACCCCTTGCGGCGTAGACCCGCACACAGCCAACGCTGGAGCCTGCCCGCCCTGTTTTGCAATAATATGCACCTGCGAGCCAGAGTCGTAACTAAAGCTAATCAAAGAGGCATTACCAAATGATGCTTCACTCTGCACTGCATAAAATCCATTTCTCAGTGGTTTTAATGCATCAAGCCCAGGAATTAAATTATCGGTTCCATACCCCCCCAGACTCATCCAACCTGTAGTAAGTACACGTCCTGTGGTTGCATCGGTCTTGGATGTGACAATATCTTTATAGGCCGCTGTTCTGAGATCGTCTCTTATTTCTTTAGCAGCAGTGCTCACAGCCTTCGGCGTCGCTGCAAGCACCTCGGACGTACTGTCGGTTGCGCTACTGAGCTGGACGATACCTTTTTGCGCTGTGGTAGCATCCTGAGCCGTATATTTACCGTTAGCAAGGTCGTAGGCCGCCTTAACTGCTTTCGGTGTGGCCGCCAGCGCCTCCGACGAACTGTTGGTTACACTACTGAGCTGGACCAGACCTTTACGCCCGGTAGTGGCATCCAGAACGCCTATGGCTTCACGCGAGCTTTTTTGGGCAGCCTCGCCTTTCGCCGCTATCTCAGCAAGATTTTTATCGATCCGCAGGAACAGACCATCGCCGGTTGCCACTTTAAGCTCAATGTTCGCCGACTCCGATACCGCAAGACGGTATTGCAGGCTCACGCTGACACCGTTCTCCGGCTTTTCTATGGCGGCACAGTTCGCAACGGAATAGAGCTCCCCCGCATCGGTCAGCAAGCCAACCTCTCTTACAACGAACCCACCAACATTAACCGGCAGGACCAGCTGTGCGAAAAACTGGTTCGCCTGGTCAGGTGAAATCTGCAGTGCAGATATCGCGTTGCGGTAGACTTCATGCACCAGTTTCGTCTGAGCCGGATCTGGTTTTACGGCCTGCCCGTTTCCGTCACCCACGACAAAATCTTTAATAATGACGGGTTTCCCGGTCGCAGAGGACTGCGCCTCCAGCTCTTTGCCCCTGTTGGTCAGAATGCTGTAATACTTCTCAGCCATGGCTACACTCCTGCCTCAATATCAACATCAATCCAGGCGGTAACAGCACCGCCTGTATAATAGGTTCCCCTCGCGCCCAGATCGGCGATCACATCAATGGTGGTCAGCAGGCTGCGAAGGTTTTTGGCTTTATCCACCTGACGGCGTATGCGCTGATAAAGCGCCTCATCAACGGCCTGCAGGCTGTAGACCTCCACGCGAAAGGTATAGGGCTCTTTGCGCGGTTCATCTTCCCACCACTCCACAACGGTGGTCGGCAGACTGACGGCACTCAGCGACCGGCGAACCGCACCGGCCGTACCGCGATGCTGATGCACGTAGGCGGCATCCTTAATCACCTGCCGTTTTTCTTCCTCCGTCCAGGCGTCCTCCCACGAGTCCACCGCAAATTCCCAGGCAAGCCAGGGCAGAAGATGAGCCGGACAAGTGTCAGGATTTTTCGCCTTACGCACCATTTCAGTATCCAGTGCAACAATCTGCTCCGTGCTGGCCTGTTCCAGCGCCCGCTCCGGATGAATGGCTGAAGGGGGAAGGAGAGTTCGGAATTTATCCACTGAAGCCTCCTTTGCGCGTGACCTTTATCGCGCTGCACCACGGGGCCATTCCTGCAACAGCTTCCAGATCTGCTGTCGGACTTTTCAGTCTCACCCTCGCAACTCCTGGTTGCCGCAGAGATGCATAGAATGCATCGAGGGGAACCAGCGTATTAATGCGGTGGGACAGTTCTGTATAGGCTGTCACCACATCAATCGCGTTATCGAGTACAGTCTGCGCATCCGGGCCATCAGGTATTTCCAGTTCGGCTTCAAGTGTATAGGGCGTAATCGCCGCACTTTTCACACTGACAAAATCGGTCAGCGGCCTGACTTCATCGGCACTCAGGGTGTTCATCACGGTTTCAATCAGGATTATCCCGGCTTCACCGTTGCCCGTTCGCGACAGCACATACACATCCACTTCACCGGGTCGGTTATGGGTCTCCGGCCCGTAGGCATCCGCGTCCAGCACATCGTTATCGGCGGATTTAGCGTGGAAACGATACGCGTTGCGCGCACCGGCCGTATTCAGCTGCGCCCAGGATAGCTGGATCCGCTCCCGAAAAGCATTATCGTCCTCGTATACAGGATCGACAGGGGGAACCGCATCCGGATCGCCTGGATTAATCACCAGACGGGAAACGTTAAAACCGGCGCCTAACTGATCGAGATCGGGGCCTCTGGCACTGGCAAGAAAAACTGCGCGTACCGCGTCGTTAACCCGCTGGAACGCAAGGGTGAGCTGGTAGGCGTTGATTTCGCCCTGCTTATACGCCGGGTCAGATTCCACCAGCGCATCAAATTCCGGATCCAGTTCGCGCAGGCGCGCCAGCCAGCGGGTAAAAATGTCGGCCGCATCCGGTACCACGATGGCATCCGGCACCGCCAGGGCGGACAGGTTAATTACGTCATAGCTGCTTGCCATAAATCGGTATGCCTCCGGTACTGACAGGAAGATTGTTCTCTTTGTTAATCCCTTCGATATCCACCACACATCCCGTTTCATCAGCAGGGAAAGAAACGACCACGCGCGTGACCTTCAGCCGGGGTTCCCAGCGCGACAGCGCCGAGGCGGTCGCGGCGATAATGCGCAGCCTGGTCAGGTCGTCGCGGGGGTTATCCACCAGCGCAAACAGGTCACTGCCATAATCACGAACCAGCACACGGCTGCCGACGGGCGTGGAGAGAATATCGCTGACGGACTGGCGCAGATGATCGCTACCGGACAGGCGTTTCCCGGTCCGGCTGTTTACACCGTTCATAATGTTTTTCCGTATCTGTTTGCCGGATGGCGGAGGGTTAACCGAAGTAATCCGGGCCGGTCTTATCCTTGCTGCCGGATTTTTTTGAAGATTTCGCAGGTTTACGAATATCAACCACCAGGTTGTACGTGTAGCTGAACCCGGCGGGCGTCAGGGAAAACACCAGTGACTCCACTACCCAGGCACGATCTTCCCGCTCGCCAAAACCGGATGTGGAAACGCCGGATTCTGCCGTAAGCGGGACATGTTTCGGGCGGCACGGTCCAGTCACCGTCATTTTCTGCTCATTGCGCCGGGCCTGCGTTTTTTTCGCTTTTGCCTGCTGGTCAGCAGTGGCCTTTGCGGGCTGGGTGTAGGGATTCGCCATAGAGGGGCCGTCATGGTCAACTGAGGTAATTTTGGTTTTGCCGTCAGCCTCATCGTAATAACGCACGCCGATTTTGCCCGATGACTTACCGCTGTTGCCGGTCGCTTTCCCCGTCGAACTCCCCCGCTCGCCTTCATTGTATGACCAGCTGGAGACCTCTTCAGGTGTGATGACCAGTGCGCCTGTCTGCTCACCGGAGGCTTTCGCTGTGGCTCCCTGACGCAGAAACAGCCAGTAACCGCCCGCCGGCTTGCTGACGGCGTTCCATGTGCGGGCAAGGCGGGTCAGCAAATTGGCGTCGGATTCTGCCACCTGATCAACGTGATCGATATGGATATCGGCGAGCTCTGCGGCCACTTTCGGTACCAGACCGTTTTCAGTGGCCACAGTTTTAACCAGATCCGCCAGTCGCAGGTTATCCCAGCTTCGGGTCTTCTGGCTGAGCACATCACCGGGCTGTTTCTGTGCGTTCATGGGCGCGGCGGTGGCATAAATCTCGATACGACGTGGCGGACCACTGCTGCCGACGCCGGATACCACGAACCAGCCCTTATCCACCAGCTGGTCGTTGAAGCCCAGTGCCACGCGTAGTCGCGCACCTTTTGTCGGTAAAGGGAGCGTTTCCGACAGCAGCGTGATTTTCAGCTCATCCGCTTTAGCCGTGGCGCCGCCGTAATCGGTCAGCGTCAGATCTGCCAGGCTTTGCTGCAGCGCGCGGGTAATATCTTTTCCTTCCGCGCTGACGCTGAACGCAGGAGCATATTCGGGTTTAACACTCTGTTCGGTCATTTTAATCCCACAGGCTGAACGCAGAATCCTCAACCGGCGGAGCCAGATCCGGCAGGGTGATAAACAGGCCAGATGGATAAACAGCACCGACATCGGCCAGCCCCGGATTCGCTTCGAGTACCTGCGTCACAATAAAAGAAATATTTTCCGTGCCGTAATGCGCCGCACAGACAGCATCCAGCACGTCACCGTCACGGGTTTGATATATCGTCTGCATAATGTTTCAGCGTCATCGTCCAGTTTTTATTTCGGTGGCCACCGCCAGGCAGAAAACGACTGGTCGTGTCGGAGAAGTCGATCACCACCCACCAGCCCAGCACATCCCCTTCCCCGCTGACCAGTTGTTGCGGCATATTCTGATCGGCGAGGTCAAAGAGATCGTTAACCGCATCCACTCCCTTACGGAAGAACGCATGCGACTCACCCTCAAGCCGGACGGTTCGCCCGGGCTTGCCGGTATACTGCAACAGGTCCTGTTTGCCGATCCGCTCCTGCTCGCTCCATCGCCAGCTGGCCTCGCGGGTCAGCTGGTTGTAAGCCGTGGTGTCGATGGAAAAGGCAAAGTCGCCCAGCATCATCATCACCCGGGCAGCCTGTGCGCCACGAACCGCACTGGACCGGGACTGCCCGAAGTCTTCAAAGACAGGAATGATTTCACTCACCAGATTTGCCCTCCGTCCAGCATGCTGCTGTCACCCGTAAAAGCCGGGCTGCTTTTCGTCACTGCCTCCACTTCATCAGCAATCCCCCGCTCGTCCTGCCCCGGTGCACCGTGAATTTCAAACCGGTATTCATACCTACGGTTATCAGTCAGTTGCCGGGGTGGTGGTGCTTTGTCCGCGGAATCCAGCTTCTGCAGTAACATGTCCCAGCCACTGCCATCCTCTTCGCCGGACTTGCCTGCTGGCGGGAGAGGCTCCGGGACCGGATACTGGGGTAAGGCAATGTCTTGCGGGTAAAGCATGACATCCGCGCGGTTATCCCGGTGGCGTTGATTATCCGTGAACGCCTCCCGCATACCTCCAGATTCAGATGGTGGATAAACATCAACATTCACCATCGGATTAACCGTTAAAGGCTTGTCTGAGGATCCTGTCAATTTCTCGGCTACGGGCCAGTTGAGGCTTTTTTCAAACGAAGGTAAGGAAGGGAGTCTGTAATTATCCCAGGCACCCGCAGACTGATCGGATGTTTCACGCCCGGGCTGCGCCGGTGCCCCCTTGTTCTGGTTGATTGCAGAATCCCAGGAGAACTGCGCACCGCTGCTTTCCGGCGTCACATATTTATCCAGCGTATTATTGAAAGCGTCCTCGTCATCGCGGAAAAAGCCCCGCGTATCCCGGTACGATTTTTTCACATCGTCCGGCAGATCCGGTTTTTCCTTCAACTGCTGTTCGAACCACTCTCCCTGACCGTTGCGCTGCGCCGTCATACGCGCGATATCAACCGAGCCGGTCATCGCCAGCGACTTAAGCACGTCCCTCTGATCGCTTCGCTCATCCGGTAAAAGCCAGGACAGTTTTTTCGCCAGCGCGTAGGCCACTTTCCCGACGAAAACAATGCTCTGTCCGAATGTCAGCACGCCGGGGTAAAGGTCATTGCGCAGGAAACTGACAATGCGCTTTATCCCGCCACCCTTAAACCACTCCGCCATATCGTCCGTCAGACGGCGGATATCCGGTGCCAGCTCGTTACCCAGCTGGCCGGAGATTTCCGCCACAGCGGAGGAGAAGACGGTGCGCAGGTTAGTGACGGCGCGATTTCCTGCCATCGCCCCTTCGGCACCCTCTTTCGTGACGAGGTTATAGCGCCGCTGTTCGTCCATCAGGTCACGGTAGCTCTTGCCGGACTGCTTGAGCAGCATCAACAGTTTGCTGGCCTCACCGCCAAACAGCGAATCCAGTGCAAACGAGGCCTTCGATTCATCCTGCAGGCTGAGCGCACGCTCAACAATTTTTTCGAACTGCGCCATATCGCTGAGCCCGGCAAAATCACCCGCTTTAAAACCCAGCGTTTCAAACGCATCCTGCAAAGAACCCTGCTTGCCGTTTTGCTTGTACTCCCCCGACTTATGCAGATACTCCTCAAACAGGTCGCCGATGTTCTCCCCGTTCATGTCGTACTGCTTCGCGAGCGTGTCCCAGGCATCAAACGTCGGGATATCGACGCCATAACTTTTCGCCACACCAGCCCGTCGGGCCGTTTCTTCGTTGGTGGCCGCAGGTGCAATCAGGGTCCCCAGGGCGGAAGCCACCACGCCACCACCGCCAATCGCCAGCCCTGGCGCAACCATCCCGCCCAGCTGTCCGGCAATACCGAGCCCACGGCGAAACAGCCCCTTCCCTGCCCCCTTAAATGCTGCCAGCCGCTGCGCCTTCTGCATCTGCTGATTCAGCTTCTGCTGCTCGGCCTCCGTTTTACGGATTTCACGGGATACATCGCTGTAACGCCGTTTAAGGTCTCCCAGGCTTTGCCCGGCCAGCTTCGCTCGCTTAATCTCCGCCGCCAGCTTAGTCTGGTCTTTCGTCAGCTTTTCTGACTGCTTCCCGACGTCCTTCAGGCTCTTTTGCAGGCCGTTCGCTGAACGGCTCCAAGAGCTGTCGATATTGCCGCCAAAGGTAATGACGGCCTTAAGGTTCTGGCTTAATCCGGCCACGGTTTACCGCCTCCAGTTCGTCGGTGAGAAAATCAGAAAATACGCTGAACGGCATATCCAGGTATTCCGTCATGGGAAAATGCAGACGTCGCCCCAGAAAACGCATCGCCCGGATCAGTCCTCTTTCGGTCGCTTCCCGGGCGGGAGCATAAAAACGTTAAATGCGTCCAGCAGCTGCGCATAATCCGCCGCCGTCAGCTGCCAGATATCCTGCTCGCTGAGGTTGCACAGCAGCGCAATCATGCGCGCTTCTTTTTCTTCTTCACTGCCGCGATCTTTGGAAAAGGCAATGCGGTCACGGACCAGCGGCTCGCGCAGCGTCACCTGTTCGAGCAGGCCACCGTTCTCAAAGGAAACAGGGGAATACAGTTTGATAACGCGTGTTTCACCAGGAAAAGACATGTTGATCTCCATAAAAAACGGCCCGCAGGCCGTTGTAAGTTCTTTTGAATTAAAGGCGTACTTTCGCCGCCAGGCCGGACAGGACATCCACACCATTCACCCGTCGCGCAAAACGCTCGGTATCAATAGCAAAAAGCTCCCGGCCATCTTTGGTCTGGCGGTAATAGCTCACTGCGATTTCCACCGTGATGGCATTTTCCGACAGACTGTCCTTGCCCCGCGCATCAGGCGTAACGGTCTGCACAAAACCTTCGATCTCCTCGATGGTGCCCAGCGCGGTACCGTTCGCCAGATAGCCCTGATAGGCCGTAAAGCGCGGGCGGCTGCCGCTGACAAAACCAAAGGCGGTCAGCATGTCCGTGTCCACGCCGTAGAATTTCAGCTGACAGGTCAGCGCCTCCATGCCGTCATCCACGGGTGTGGGGGCATCCTGCGCGCCGGTGCGCAGGTCAGTTTTGACAATGGACAGTGTCGGCGGTGTGAATTCATGCGCCCCCTGAATGCGGACCCCCTGCCGGAAGAAGGTCCAGACGCGTAATGTGTTTTTTTCGCTCATGCTGCCAGCATCTCCTCAAGCGCATAGTTGTTATTCACCCGGACGCGCAGGCTGATAAGCTCAGTCGGCGATTTCGGACCAAAGTCATAGTTGATGTACAGCACGCCCGCCGCCATGCTCTCTGCGGTGTTAAGCTCCTCATCCAGCCAGGCGCGGCCGCCAAAAATGGCACCGAGCCCGACCAGCTGGCGCATATAGGCATTGATGGTGCCGATAATGTCGTCGGCATTCTCCCTGTCCAGCGGGCGGTCAACGTACTCCAGCATCGTTTCCTGAATACTGTCCTCGATGACGTCGGCGGTACGGCGAACCGATTCAAAGCGCCACTGCGGGTTGGTACCGCACAGGCGGTTCCCCCAGTGCTTAAACCCGGCACGGCGAATAATGGTGGACACGTTCTGCATGTTGAGCAGGTTCGCGTCGCAGTTTTCATCGCCGAGAATGAACTCGTCGATTTGCTCCACCCCGAGGATGTTGTTGATGTCCTGGTTGGATTTGCTCCACCACCAGCCCTTCTCAAAGTCGATACGGGCGCGCAGCCCTGCCGCAAAGGCAGAATACGGACGATAGATCAGCTGGCCGTCGGCGTTGCTGACCTGAACGCGCGGGCGCAGCAGCTCGGTGCGGGTACCGTAAGACTGACGACGCTGCACAACCTCCTGCAGCGTGGCACCGGATTCACAGTCAACATACGCCACCGCCCGCAGCTTGCCGGCAACGGTTTCCAGCGCCTTGCCCACCGCATCATCCTCACTGAATCCCGGCGCAATCACGATTCGGGGCTGGTACGTCGTCACGGATTTCGCTGACGACAGCGCCCCAATTCCGGCCAGCACCGCTGCACGTTTCTCCTCTTCACTGGCCCCTTCCGCCACACGCACCACCACCGTCAGGGCATTTCGCTGGTCGTTGATTTCCATCAGAGATTGTTTCAGCGTGCCTTTTTCACCAAGACGCGAAAGCATCGTGGTACCGACAATCGCCACCGGCGTATTGAGCGGAAACGGCTCATCCTCGCCCCCCGCCAGTTGCTGACTGAACGGTGAGACAATACCGCTACCGCTTCCCGTTGCGGTCACTTTCGCATCCGCTACCGCCGCCACGGCAGCCGTTACCTCAGCAGGCGTTGCCGTCAGCTTTCCGGTTTCATCGCAGCCAAGCGTGATGGACAGTTTCGGTCCCGTAGCATCCCATACGGCGGACGTCTCCACATCCGCAGGATTTTCCGCATCGGGGATACCGGCTACGGCTTCCACCAGAATCACGTTGCCCGCCCTGCCGGTGATGGTCGCTGTAAAATCCACGACGTTGTCCAGAATGGGGGTCCCCGTGGCCGCACTGGCCGGAGTTCCGGCGGAAGCATCCGGCGCGGTTCCCACCAGGCCGATAATGGCCGTCTGGATCGTCGTGACCGCGACCGTTCCGGATGTCAGTTCGATCGTTTCCACACCATGTAAATTCGCCATTCATTTTCTCCAGGCATAAAAAAACCTGCCGCGGCAGGTCACATTTTTTGATTGGGGGGATTCGTGGTACCACCGCCGTCACCATTTTCTTTATGGTTATGGCCGTTGTAGGTTTCGCGGATCCCGCTCATTTTCCCGGTACCGTCCGAAATCTCCTGTGTTGCACCGATATTTCCGGCCACGTTCGTGTCGGCATTTATCTGCGTTTTCCCCTGAACGGTCAGGGTGTCGGTGATTTCCACCGGGCCGTCCAGCGTGCCTTTCCCGATAATTTTGTAGGTCCCGTTCTCCGCCAGCGTGATGGTCAGGGCATGCGCCGCCCGGTCATAGCGAATCTCGGTACCGTCGCCGTAGCGGGTGATATGCTCACTGTCGCTGCCCTCCGGCACCGGCAGACCGCCGGTATTCCAGCCGGGAAACACCCGGCCATTATTGAGTTCGCCCGCCTCCGACAGCACCGTGACCGCATCCCCGACCGCATACGGATTGGAATCAGCCCGGTTTTCCCCGGAAAAGCCCTGACAAAGCGGCAGCCAGGTGGTGACGATATCGCCCAGATCAACCCGGCATTTCGGTATACCATCATGCTTAACGGAGTGAATAACTCCACGCCGGACGATATTCGCCAGACGGCGCTGTAAATCGCCCTCGATATCACTCATCGGGTTTTGCCTCGTAAATCAGCTGATAGTCATCCACATGTGCCCGACCGATATCCGGTGCCTTACCCAGCCAGGCTGCTTTCAGCGGGGCATTGAGCTGTGCAAACGGATCCGCACCAAAGGCGGCTGACTGTGTGAAGGAGATTCGCCAGACCAGGTAATCATCCATGCGCGGATCAAACTCATCGCGTGCCGCATCGATAAACACGGCGGGCTCCAGACTGGTCAGGCCGAACAGCTGGCCATCAATCCACTGGGTGATATCTGCGGCCGCCGTGCGCAGGAAAATTTCCGGCCGGCTGACACCCGCGCCGGCCGCATCCACCACCACGAACAAATCGCAGGACAGATTGACGTTGAGCTGCCCCTCGTTGCCCCCGCCCTGCTCCCAGCCATTAATGGAGAAATAGACTGCCGGGGTGATCAGTCCGGTAAAGCGGGGGATATTTTTTTCCGGGTACGCATCGGCGTCGCGAACCCAGTCAATTTTTTTCAGCGCGCCGGTGACAGCATCGTGATACTGCCCCAGCAGCAATGGCTCAGCCATGGTCCACCTCAGACAGAAATACGGGCTTTCACACGCCCGCGCAGATCGGTTTCAAAGTGATGCATAAAAATCTCCATCGCCTCCGCAAAGGCGTTATCCTCGATGTAGTTGAGCATCGGCTCATAAATATCCACCTCTGCCTCCCTGGTCCGCCGGGTGTCAGGATCGCGTATGACCACCGTACGCCTGTTTTCCCGACGGGAGCGTGCCACCTCACCGTTTTCAAACGTACGCGGTGAAAGCAGACTGCCTTTTGGTGTAAATCCGGCGTTTTCCGCCTGACGTCGAGCCTTAATAAATCGCCCGGTGGATTTATCCCGCCGGGAATGATGAGGTCTTACCCGCCCGTTAATTCGCCCTTTCAGATCCTTTACCTTGATGGCATTCAGGCCGAACCAGAGACGAAAATTATCAAGTTGTGACTGAGAAGCACGATCGAGACGGAAGGAAAGCAGGCGTCGGCGCACCAGATCCAGGCTGCGGGGAGCCAGCCCGTCTTTCAGGTCTGCCATCGCTTTTTTACGTAAAGTGGCGGCGGTACGTTTCAGGGCGCGGGAGTACGCCGCCCGAAACTGTTTATGGGTGGCTCCGATGTGCTCTGCTATCCGCCAGATGGCATCCACATCGATATCGACGGGCAAATCCCGCCGCAGTCTGGACTCACGCGACATATCAGCTCCACTTATTGATGTCCGGCTGCACCTTACCCGGTGCGCCATACGCCAGCGTGACGCGGGTCCGCCCTTCTTCATCGGCACCAACGTGCGTTACGCGGTAAGCGGTACCGTTAATTTCCACCTCGTGGTGCTTCTCAAGCCCCGCGATATCGGCGGTCATCGCGCTGAATGCCGGAGAGCGATCCTGAATCTGCCCCCCGCCCTGCACATCAACCGGGGCATCAGGCGTCTCGAAAATCACGGTAACAGGCCGCACCTCAGCGTCGATGGTCAGTACGGCGGGCAGCGCCTCGGAAAAAGCCCGGGAGATCCGGGCATCCGCACGGGCCAGCCGGGCACGAAAGCGGTTCATCAGTAGCCCAGCCGGACCGGAACAGTATCGACGTCCGCCGCAGCCGCAGCCCAGGCCGTACCCGCCAGGGGGTTCGGCGTCGCAGACTCACCCGCTTCCACTGTCAGTTTGCCGTCTGCCAGATAGAGCTTCTGACCAACAGTAACCGCCTCCGCCGCTTTTGGCAGAACGAAAACGCCCGTGGTGTGCAGCACGCCCCACAGCCCTGCAGGGATGTCATCGTGAGCGACGCCCACCAGAAAACCCGAAAGCACCGCGTCCCCAGAATGAATATCAGTCGCACCGGTATTCTGAAAATCCAGTGTGTTGCCGTTCTGCTGATAATTTTTCGCCATTTTTCTCTCCGGAAATAAAAAGGAGCAGCACGCGCCGCTCCGTAATAAAAAAAACCGTCAGATGACGGTCATTATTTTTTGGTGACTTTAACCATGCCTCGCCAGTCAAGCGGTGCCACCCCGGCATCGATGCGCACCTTGAAGGCGGCACCGTCAACGGTAAAGCCCTGCTGCTGCTCCAGATACGGCGTATCGATACCGTCCAGATACGCCACCTCGATAGTGTCGCGTCCCTGCGCAGCGGTCAGGTAAAAATCGGTCGGGCTGCTGTCATCCAGACGCGCCTCAGAGGCCACGGTCACAAAGTTCTGGATCGGGTTCACGATACCGCTGTTGGCATCCGCGCCCGGCACGCTTGCAGATTTGATCAGCTGATTAGCCCGGGACTCGATAGCCACTGGCGTCAGCATCCAGGCCGGGCGAATATTCAGACGGCGATCGCCGGATTTTTGCAGCAACATCGCCTTACGTGCCGTATCCAGACCTTCGATACTCAGGTCGGCGGAGACCAGGTTGCCGTGGTCAGCGTGGAACAGCGGCTTACCGTCCGACATTTTCGGGTTGCTGGTCAGCACTGCCCACACCAGATCGCCCACGGTGGCACGCGCAGCGAGCCCCATCGCCTGTGGGATACGGGTCAGCATGTCCAGGTCATCGTTAATGATGGTCTGGCGGTCAATGCTGAACAGCTCACCATAGGTCGCCAGGGCAATTGGCTCACCGCGATCCTTAATGGTGACATATTTATATTCCGCCCCGGCACGGACCTTGCGAAGCGATGCCAGTGATTCCAGACCGACGCGGTGCGCGGTTTTGAAATCGGTCAGCGTGCCTTTACGGGTCCACTGTTCGAATGACTCTGTGGCCTCATCCCAGCCCAGCAGCGCCGCCTTGTGCGCCACGTCCATCAGGATATTGCCGAAGTCGCTGCTGCTGTGGGTAAACGCCAGACCGACCATCGCCTGCGCCGTTCCTGCGCCGGAGATCCCGATACCGCGATCCACCAGGGAGGCGCGCGCCAGTTCGCGCAGGGTGTAACCGTTGTAAGCGTTATCCTTCTCGGCCTGCGCATAGCCCGCGCGGGTCATCACTGCTGCACGAATGGAGTCACCGACCAGATTACCGTTGCCGGCATAAAGGTGAATGGCCCCCGGACCGGCGCTCGGGGTGGTACCCGCTGCCAGCGCCTGCAGCAGTTTGTCGCGGGCTTTCTCAGCGCTGCAGGTGTAGTCGGCGAGGCACTCCGCCTTCAGCGTTGCGAAGGTGGGGAACGCCTCAAAAACGGCAGAAACCGTGCTCACTCGCTCGGCATTTGACGCCTGCATCTGCTGCTGCAGCTGCTGCGCCAGCGCGGCGACGTCGATGTTTGTCATCTGCGGCGCGGGTTGCTGTGTCGCTGGCGGAGTAAGATTCGCCTGTACCGGTGCGGGCTGCTGCACCGGAGCAGGCTGCTGAGGCTGATTCACCGGGGCTTCGGCGCGCGGCGTAAAAAGAGATTTAATCTGTTCTGGCATGTTCTGGTAATCCTTCAGTTTATTTTCATTCACACAGGCCGCGGCCTGCAGTTCAGGTTCAAGCGTGTCGGCGAAACCTTTTTCCACCGCCTCGGCACCGTTAAGCCAGGTCTCCGCTTTCAGCATCGCCTCCAGCACCTCCTGCCCCAGTCCGGTTTTGTTCATGTAGGCGCTGAGCATCAGGGCTTCATTGCGATCAAGCCAGGCGGCGTAGTCGCGCATGTCGTCAGAATCCCCGGCGATGCCGCCCCACGGTTTGTGGACCATGATCCAGGCATTTTCCGGCATGTGCACCGTGGCACCGGGCAGACAGACAATCATCGAGGCCATGCTGGCCGCCACGCCGTCCACCCAGATATCCACCTTCGCTTTCAGCCGGGACAGGGTGTTGTAAATGGCAAAGCCCTGCATGACATCGCCGCCGGGGCTGTGGATATGCAAATCCACCGCGCTGGCGTCAAATACCCCCGCCTCCTTACAGTCAGCGACAAACTGCTGGGCAGTAATGCCCCAGCCGCCGATCACGTCATAGAGGAAGATTTCGACGCGCCCGGCGGCCAGCGCGCGGATTTCATACCAGCAGTGCCCGTTTGCCGCATCGACACCCGCCAGGCTGGCGCGGGGGTTAATCATCATCGTCCGGCTCGCGCCGCTTATCGTTTGTTTCTGCCGTTGCATCTGGCATCGCTCCTTTGTCATTGGCGGCGTCGGAATCAAACACCAGCCCGTGTTGACGGTTAAATTCGGTTTCACGCAGCCGCTGGCGCTTAACCTCCTGCGGGTTTTTACCCCGTGCCCGTGCCCATTCCGCTTCAGTACCCGCGCCACCACGCACAATGGCTTTCCACGCGCTGGCCTCTTTACCCGGATCAATCCACGGCATCACAGGCCCGAGGTAAAGCGCGTTATAGAGGGAATTCGGATCCACATCCGGCGGGACTTCAACGCCGCTCAGCAGTGCCATCGCCACCCAGGCGCGGTATACAGGACGGCTGTGCTGGCCGACAAACCACTGTTGCAGAACGTTGTAACCTTCGAAGCTTTCCACCAGCTCCTGGCGCTGGGAGCTGTAGGTGCCGTTATAGTCCCGGGCAATACTGGAATAACTCCCGCGCGTACCTGCGGCCACGGCCCGCATCTGCCCGTTCCGGAATTCATAGAGGTGTACATTCGGACGGTTTGACTCCACCATGCCCAGGTCCTCGCCGGGCTTGAGATCGTCATAAATCATCCCGGGCGCAATATCGTAGTGACGCTGGCCGCCGGGCGTTGAAAACTCACCGTCATCGCCAAGAGACTGCGCATCGCCACGCTTGATATAGAACCCCAGCGCGGCGGCAATACGGGCGGCCACGCGCTCGCTCTCTTCGTAATCCTTGATATCCGAAAGCCGGGTAATGACTCCGTGGATCAGGCTGATGCCGCGCAGCTGGTGCAGGCGCTTGCGTTGCGCCAGGTGAAGCATGTTGTCGGCAGAGACCGTTTTAAGCTCGGCGCTGAACCGCGTCATGTTTGCCGGATGATATTTGTAAACCCGGTATCCGGTGGGTCGCCCCCACTCGTTAACGATGATGCCCTGGCGCACCTGCTGGCCGGCGGTGCTGTTGAGGTTAAACGGTACAAAGTCCGCCTCCAGCATTTCCAGCGAGAACGGTACCTGGGTGGCATGCTGCAGGCCCGGCACATTCCCCCTGACCAGCTGCGTGAACACTTCCCCGTCACGCAGCGCTGAACGCAGCAGCAGGCGCTCGGCTTCCGGGCGGGTGAACATGCCGGTTACTTCAGGACGCACTGACCATTCCGCCCAGAGCGCCGAAAGCTGCCCGGCAAATTCGGAATGGAGATTACCTTCCAGATCGAGAGGCTGGGGTTCAACATGAATGCCGTGAGCCCCAATCACCCTGTCTTCCATTTTGTCGAACAGGCCGATCACCAGGTCATGGTTTTCATCCAGCCAGCGGGCCTGCTCACGCAGGGACTGACCTGCAGCAAATACCGAGGTGTCCGCTGACTGGCTTTGTTTTTTCGCCTTGTGCAACCGTGATGGGTTTGCCGCTTCATACGCATTGAGCCGGAGACGATCCCGCGCGCGTGCCGCTGCCCACCCGGGGGAAAGTGCCCCCAGTGTTCTTTCAAGAATGCCCATAAAACGCCTTACAGAAAGTTAGCGAGTTTGTACGAACCACCACGGCTGTTGACTGCGCGCCAGCGACGCTCCCAGTATTCGAGCTCGTCGCGCAGCGCTTTCGGATCGTGGTTGGTAATGGCGCGACCGTTTACGCCGGTAAAGGAAATACTCTTTCCATCCAGTGAATCCTGATAGGCCTGACGCACCATTAATAACGTTCTCCAGATGTCGTCTTTCGTCACAGCCAGCCTCCCTTGCCGGAAGTTCCCAGCCAGTTTCCTGACAGTACATTTTCCTTTTCAGTCTCAACCTTGACTGACGGCTGAACGGTTTTGGTTTTTTGCACGGTTATCTCCCGGGGGCGTTCCCCTTCATGAATATTTGGGTTGAGATCCTGCGGCTCAGCCCATGCAGGAGGTTTTTCCCAGTCGCGAATTTTTTCGTAGCCGCGCAGGACCGCCACGGCGTGGGCATAGCAGAACAGGTCAAAGGCTTCGTTGGCACCCTTGCCGGGCTTGCGCCATTTTCCGTCCGCGCCGCGCTCTTCGTAGGTCAGCTCCTCGTAGAACCATTCCCCAAGCCAGTCGGGAAAATGGATATAGCCCGCACCGGGGGTCTCACGGTCCAGGTTGTTGCTGAGCTGATCCTTGAGCAGGTCGGTCTGCAGCAGGTACACCGGCACCTCGCCGCGCGCGTCGGCGCGACGGTCGCTGCGTTCGGTATTATTTGGATGGGTTTTGGTGATGACTTTCTGGCGCTTTGTGCTGTCGCCCTTGACCAGGTAAACACGTTTACCCAGGCCGTCACGGCGGCACTGGCGCCAGAATTTATAGGCGTTGTCGGTCACGCCCTCTTCACCGCCGCTGTCGACGGCCATCGCCAGTACCGGCATACAGCGCGTCAGATCAGCCTGCAGCGCATAGGTCTTCTCCAGCACATCGGAGACCAGCAACTGCCAGTCCTCCGGATACGCGCCGGGGTGAACAGGCTCCGCCTCGCCATGCTCATTGCAGCGCAGGGACTGGCGGATGTTGTAGCGGTCCACCAGCCAGCGCTCGCCGTTTTCGCCATAGCCAATAATCTGCACGACGAAACGGCGCTTTTTGCCGCCCTGGACGTCCACGGCCGCCAGCAGGAAACGTACTTTTGGCGGGACCAGGCGTTTACCGTAGTCTTCTGCGCGCAACATTAGCGAATCGGCGCGTCGCTGTTCGCTGGCCGAGCGCGGCAGGTACGGCAGCCCCCAGTCGGTGTTGATCACCGCTTTCAGGGTTTCTTCGCTGCCGGTGGCCTCATACTCCTGCTCAGCTGTCAGCAGCTTATACACCAGCTGCGCCCAGGTCTGGTATGCGGCTGCGGGTCCTTCCATCCAGAACGATGCTATGCGCGAACGGCGGGGCTCGCCGGAAATATTGCCGTCACGGTCAATGCTCTGGCCTTCACGCAACCAGACTCCCACCCCGTTCAGCTCGCGCTTTTTGTCTGCCGTGATAATACCGTTGCAATGCGGGCAAAGCAGATGGGCCGCCTCGCTGGCTTTCACCGGATCAGGCTCTTCGCGGTAGCCGGTCATCGCCTCCATCGCTGGCTGAAAATATTCACCACAGTGCGGGCACGGCCAGTACCACCGGCGGCGATCCCCACGGTTGTACAGAGAAAGCGCGCCA